CTACGGGCAGGATTTCGGCCGGACAGGCGATCTCACTGTGATGATGCCGGCACAGATCACGCAGACGCTGGTGCGCAAAGTGCCGTTCATTCTGGAACTGCGCAACATGCCGCACCGGCAGCAGGAACAGGTAGCCAAGTTCGTTATCCACCGTTTGCCCAGGTTCGTCAAAGCTGCTGTGGATGCTCGCGGCAATGGCAGCGCCGTCTCAGAGTTCCTCGCTCAGGAATTCGGCTACAGCCGGGTGGCGCTGGTCATGGCCACTGAGGGCTGGTATCGAGAGCACATGCCACCAGTCAAGAAGGCATTTGAGGACAACACCATTTCCCTGCCGCGTGACAAGGACACGATGGCGGACCTTCGCGTGGTGCGAGTCATCAAGGGCGTGGCCAGGGTGCCCGAGCGGACCACTGGGCGCGATGGTGGCCAGCGCCATGGTGACTCGGCTATCGCGGTTGCCCTCATGTACTACGCCAGTCGCCATCCAGGTGCGGAGATGGACTGGACCCCTGTGCCGCGCTCAGTGCGCGGCTTTGATTCCGTGGCCAGCCACGGGCACGAGCGTCCCGAGGACGACGAATTCAATCTGCCGGAACCGCAAGCATGGTGACCCAAACCCGCATTCTTGGCCCTGATGGCAAGCCCTTCACCGTGGCCGACCTGGCACAGCCTCAGACCGCGCACGCGAATTCGCTGCAGCGCGAGTTCCAGGGACATCCCTCGCGCGGCCTCACGCCCAGCCGGCTGGCCTCAATCCTCCTGGCGGCCGAACAAGGCGATTTGATCCGCCAATACGAGCTGTTTGAAGACATCGAGGAGCGCGACGCCCACGTCTTCTCGGAGATGTCCAAGCGCCGCCGTGCCGTCTCCGGATTGCCGTTCAAGATCAGCGCACCGCCCAACCCCAGTGCGGCCGAGAAGAAGGCGGCCGAGCAGCTGCAGGCGATGGTGCTTGCTATCGATGACTTCGATGGCATCGTGTTCGATACCACCGACGCCATCGGCAAGGGTTTCGCCAACCTGGAAATCGAATGGGACCGCAGCGCCCAGGAGTGGCTGCCGAAATCCATCACCCATCGGCCGCAGTCCTGGTTCCAGCTGCACCGCGGCTATCGCCAGGAGATCCGTCTACGCAACGGAACCGGCGAGGGCGAACCGTTGCGCCAGTTCGGCTGGATCACCCACACCCACAAGGCCAAGAGCGGCTATCTGGAGCGCGCCGCGCTGTTCCGCGTGCTGGTGTGGCCGTACCTGTTCAAGAACTACGCCGTCGGCGACCTGGCAGAGTTCCTGGAGGTCTACGGTATCCCGATGCGGATCGGCAAGTACCCGCCTGGCGCATCCGACCGCGAGAAGATGTCACTACTGCGCGCGTTGATGGAAATCGGTCACAACGCGGCCGGCATCATTCCCGAGGGGATGAGCATGGAGTTCCCCGCTGTTGCTGAGGGTGATCCCCAGGCCTTTGAGCTGATGATGAACTGGTGCGAGCGCAGCCAGAGCAAGGCCATCCTGGGCGGCACGCTGACCAGCCAGGCCGATGGCAAGACCAGCACAAATGCGCTGGGAACGGTGCACAACGAAGTGCGCAAGGAAATCAAGGATGCTGATGCTGGCCAGCTGGCCAGCACGCTGTCGCGTGACCTGATCTACCCACTGGCAGTGCTCAACGGGCTGGTGCGACCGGGGGACTACCGCCGTTGCCCGCGCCTGGTGTTCGACCTGGCCGAGATCAAGGACATCGGCACTTACGCCACGGCACTGCCCCCGCTGGTCGCCATGGGTATGAAGATCCCATGCGCCTGGGCGCATACCGAGTTGGGCATCCCCGAAGCCGGCGAGGATGAGCCGATGCTGGGGCAAGCTCCCGCAGTAACGGATCAGGTGGCGTTGAGCAGTGTGCGGACTGCGGCAACGGCCGCCCAGCCCGTCTCGGTGTCGTCACGCGACCGCGAGGACCAGTTGGCGCGGCTGGTGGCCACCGAGCTCGACCCTGTGGTGGCCGAGTGGGTGGGCGCGATCCGCGAGTTGGTGGATGGCGCACAGGATCTGGAGCAGATCCGCGATGGCCTGCTGGCCCTGCTGCCCAACCTGAGCGTGGCGCAGTTCGGCCAGGCCATGCAGCACGCCCTGGCTATTGCCGGTGCAGCGGGCATGCTCGATGCCCTGGACGAAAGCCGTGGCTGAGATCCGGGGCAACTTCGGGAGCATGCCCGAGGCGGAGCGCTACTTTCGTGGGAAGGTGAACCTTCCGACGCGGCGGTGGGATGACCTGATGCACGGGCAACACGCTCGGGCGTTTGTCGTTGCCGGCGCCACCCGCGATGCGCTGTTGACCGATCTGCGCGAAGCGGTGGATGCAGCCATTACCCAGGGCGAAACGCTGGAGGATTTCCGCGCTCGCTTCCAGGACATCGTCCAGCGCAACGGATGGCATGGCTGGACCGGCGAAGGTAGCCCAGGCGGGCAAGCCTGGCGCACGGCGACCATCTATCACACCAACCTGCGAACGGCGTACCAGGCCGGCCGCTGGGAGACGCTCAAGAATTTCCCCTTCCTGCGGTACAAACACAACACCGTGCGCAACCCGCGCGAGCAGCACAAGGCATGGGATGGCGTCATCCTGCCGTCCGACCATCCCTGGTGGGACACCCACTACACGCCCAATGGCTGGGGCTGTCGCTGCACGGTGCTGGGGGTATCGGCCGCCAAGATGAAGGCCATGGGCTGGAAGGTCAGCGAGCCGCCAGCGCCCATCCAGGGCGACCCGCCACCGGAGTGGGCCTATCACGTCGGCCACGCCGCCAGCGGCCGCCACATCGCCGACAGCACGCTTGCCAAGGATGCAGCGGCCAAGTGGTCGGAGGTGCCAGGGCGAAGCGCCGAGGACTACGGGCGTCCCGCTCAGGTTCCGCTGGACGCTGCGATTGCGCGGCCGCTGCCCACGGGTATTCGTGATCCTCAACAGGTGCGTCAGGCCTGGCAGGAGCTGTACGGCCGCACTGCCACGCTCACCGATCCATCCGGGGCCGAGGTGTTGCTTACTGACCAGGTCATTGAGCACTGGCTGGAGAAGCCGTCACGCCTGGATGGTCGGGAGAAGTATCTACCGCTGCTGGCCGAGACGATCCAGAGCCCGTTTGAGGTATGGGCCAACTTCGCCCGCAACGAGGCTGGCCAGCTCGGCCTGCGCCGCTACTACGTCAAGCGGATCGAAGTCACCGAGTCCGAAGGCGGCGCGCAGAAGCGCTACGCCCTGACAGTGATTGCCGAGGTGCTGCCAGGCGGAGTGTGGGGATCGTTCGACTTCTTCCGTGGCAGCAAGGCTCAGCCGCGTTCGCGGCAGGGGCTGTTGGTATGGGGACGGTCGGAGGAATGAGCCTTTGCCTACAGACGCGCCAGTCCGCTCTGCGGCGCTTCCTGCAGGGCCTCGGGGGCTGGCCCACCCTGTGGAAGGATTGCGGCGGAGCCGCTACGCCGGGGGCGGCTTGGCCCCGGCCCGTTTGCGGAGAATACCATGGCCAATGAACCCCTGATTCTCACTATCGATGCGCGGCAGGCCGAACAGTGGTTTGCCCGCCTCCTGGAGCGCAGCGTCAACCTGTCGGGCCTGATGGCCCAGGTTGGCGAGGATCTGACTGAAAGCACCCAGGCCCGATTCGATACCGGCATTGGACCGGACGGCGTTGCCTGGCAGCCGCTGGCCGATGGATCGGGCCGGACCCCGCTCAACGATACCCGCCGCACCCGTGACGGCATCCACCCGTTGTCGGGCGCTGACTGGGTGGAGATCCGCGCCGATTCCAAGCAGGCGCGCTGGCACCAGGAAGGCACCAAGCCATACGAGATCCGAGCAAAGAACGGAAAGGCGCTTTACTGGCCCGGCATGCAGACGCGCTCAGGAAAGGATGGCCAGGACGGACCCGCGTTCGTGGCCAAGGTGAATCATCCTGGATTGCCGGCCCGTCCCTTCATGGGCTTGAGCGCCGAGGATGAGCAGAGCATCGAACGCCTGGCCGTCGCCTGGCTGGAACTGGACGCGGACCCCGCTGGATTGACCCCCGCCTAAAACGGCCTGTACGGGCCGTGGAGGCCCCCTGGGCGCGGCCACCGTCCATGGCTCACCCCCAACGGCCAGCGGCGGTCGATTTAAACGCCTTTCAAACGCCATTGAAGGCGGCTGTTCAAGTGACCACCCCGGCGAGGGACAAAAATCACCCGGTCCGGTGTAGAGTCCCTGCCGACATCCCGCCCATCGGGCCACGCCCGGAAATCAGTGAAGGACTTTAGTCCCGCCGCCTGACCGAGGGCGGCGAATCTGGCGGGGATGAATCAGCCCGCCCGCCGCCTCCATACCGCCGTTGCCCTGGCTGCCTGCAGCTTCCAGCTGCAGGCCGACGCCGTAGGCGATGACCGCATCATCTCCATCCAGCTGACCCCTGCCGGTCATTTCAAGCCCAGCGACGGGCGAAAGATGGATGTCCCCGCCTGGTACATCGACGCCTCCGTGGCGGCTCGCGTGATCGAACGCTTCAACGCTCGCGTCAATCCGGCAGTGGTCGATTACGAACACCAGACCCTGCACAAAGAAACCAACGGGCAGCCCGCGCCGGCCGCTGCCTGGATGCGTGCGCTGCAATGGCGCGAGGGATCTGGCCTCTGGGCCACCACCGAGCTGACTCCCCAGGCTGCGGAGCAGATCCGAACCGGCGCCTATCGCTATGTCTCTCCGGTGTTCCTCTACGACAAGACCACCGGCGAGGTGCTGGCCATGCAGATGGCCGCCTTCACCAATGACCCCGCCATCGACGGCATGCAGGCCATGGAGCTGCGCGCAGCGGCTTGCTTTGCCCACGACATCGATCCTGACAAGGAAACCTCCATGAACCCGTTGCTCAAAGCCCTCCTGGCTGCCCTGGGCCTGCCCGAAACCACCTCCGAAGCCGACGCCATTGCCGCCTGCAGCTCGCTGGCCACCAACCTGGGCGTGCTGCGCCGACTGCAGACCGAGCTGGGCGCCGAGGGCGAGCCGGCCGTTGCGGCCTGCAGTGCCCTCAAGACCAAGGCCACCGCCACCCCGGACCCGACCAAGTTCGTGCCCATTGCCGCCCTGGAGGAAGTGCGCGGCCAGGTCGCCGCGCTGTCCGCCGAGCGCACCGCTGACAAGGTCAGCACCCTGGTCGAGGCTGGCCTGGCTGATGGCCGCCTGCTGCCGAGCATGAAGGAATGGGCCATCGACCTTGGCAAGCAGAACCTGGCCGCGCTGTCGTCCTACCTGGACAAGGCCGCTCCGATCGCTGCCCTGGGCGGTACGCAGACCGGAGGCCAGAAGCCGGCCGGCGCGACCAACGAGCATGGCCTGGACGCGGCTGAAATGGCCGTCTGCAGCGCTACCGGCGTCACCCCCGAAGCCTTCGCGAAATCCAAGAAGGACACCGCTCAGGCGCAGGCCTGAGCACTACCCCCCACCTCTCACCGGAGTCCGCTATGAGCGCAGCCACCCAGGCTCGCAACACCCCGCGCCGGGACGCACATCGTGTCGGCCACCCCTCCAACCCCGGCACCGCGCTCCATGCGGGCACGCTGATTGCGCTGCTGGCGTCCAACGGCAACGCGGTGCCGGCAGGCACTGCCGGTGCCGGTGACGCCGTCGGCGTTGCACTCCGCTCCGTCACCGGCACTGCCGCAGGCGAGACCGTCGAATGCGAGCGGGGCACTGGCTTCCGTTTTGACAACAGTGCTGGCGCTGATGCCATCGCCCGCGCCGACATTGGCGCAACTGCCTACATCGTCGATGACCAGACCGTGGCCAAGACCGACAACAGCGGCGCCCGCAAGCGCGCTGGTGTCGTCCTGGACGTGGACGCGGCCGGCGTGTGGATCGTGGTCGGCTGAGCCGGCCCATCCGTTCCCCTATCACCAGGACAATCCCATGATCGTCAATCGCGGCAATCTTTCCACGCTGTACGTAGCGTTCAACGCAGCATTCAACGCCGGCCTCGGCCAGGCACCGTCCCAGTTCCAGCGCATTGCCACGGTGGTGCCGTCCACCACCAAGTCCAACGAGTATGGTTGGCTGGGCAAGCTGCCCAACGTGCGCGAATGGATCGGCGAACGTGTCGTGCATGGCCTGCAGAACCACGGCTACACCATCAAGAACAAGCCGTATGAGCTGACTGTCGGCGTGGACAAGGATGACATCGAGGATGACAACCTCGGCATCTACAGCCCGCTCATGCAGAGCATGGGCGAGTCGGTCGGCGCGCAGCCGGACCAGCTGACGTTCGAGCTGCTGAAGAACGGCATCTCTACCGCCTGTTACGACGGCCAGAACTTCTTCGACACCGATCACCCGGTGCTGGACGCGGAAGGCAAGGAAACGGTCCAGAGTAACGTGGATTCGGGTGGCAATGGCGCCTACTGGTATCTGCTGTGCACCAAGCGCGCGCTCAAGCCGATCATCTTCCAGAACCGCAAGCCGCCGCAGTTCGTTTCCATGGATACGGATACCGATGAGGGCGTGTTCAACAAGAAGGAATTCCGCTACGGCGCCGATTGCCGCCGCAACGTCGGTTTCGGTTTCTGGCAGATGGCCTACGCCAGCAACAAGCCGCTGACCGAGGAGAACCTGCAGGCGGCCTACACCGCCTTTACTTCCCGCAGGGGCGACCACGGCCGTCCGTTGGGCCTGGTGCCGGATCTGCTGGTGTGCGTGCCGAACGACAAGTTCAAGGCCGCCAAGATCCTCACCGCCAACCAGATCGCCGGCACCGACAACGTGATGAAGGGCGTTGTTGAGGTGATGGACAGCGCCTGGTTGCTCTGACCCTCAACCGCTGACCGGCACCACAGGGTGCCGGTCGTAACTTCCCCGATTACAGAAGGAGCGGCCCATGGCCGAACAGATCCTGGTAAAGGCCCGCCTGGAGCGTGGCCGCTGGCGTGCCGGCATGCACTTCACCCGGCAGGGCCGGACGGTGCATGTCGATGACCTGGACAAGAAACAGCTTGACGCGATCAACAGCGACCCCGAGCTGATCGTGACGGAGCTGCCAGCGTCGGGCGACCCCAACGAATTGGCTCTGGCCCGCGAACGCAAGGCAACCAAGTCCGGCAATGCCAAGCGCAAGTGGGAAGACGCCGAGACTCGTGCCCGCACTGCCTCTGGCCTGGCCGAGGAAGCCTGGGCGAACCAGCCGGCAGCTGATCGCGTAGGCTTGATCGAGGCAGCGCTGGAGGCCGGCGCGTAATGGCCTACGTCACCCTCACGCAACTGGCCGAGCTCCCAGGGGCGCTGGAACTGTCCCAGGTGGCGGGTGGGCGCGATGAGCGCCCGGTTGCCTCCGAGCTGATGGATGCCACGTTGCGTGGGGGTGATCGCAGCGCCTTCCCGCCAAGCGAGGTGGCCAAGGCGGATGCGGCCCTGGAGCGCATCAAGGAGGCCACCCGTCAGGCAGATGCGATCATCGACGGCTACCTGGCACGGCGCTACAGGTTGCCGCTGGCCAAGGCCGTGCCGCTGCTGGCCGTTTGGTCGCGCAGCATCACGCGCTACCTGCTGCACCCTGATCGCCAGACGGATGAGCGCACCGATCCCATCGTGCGTGACTACCGTGACGCGATTCGCCTGCTGCAGGAGACGGCACAGGAAAAGTTCCACCTGGGCATCGAAGATCCGACCACGTCCACCGGCTCTGCAGGGGAATTCATCTTCCATGCCGGCAACAAGGTGTTCGGGCGCGAGGGCCGGCCGTGACTGTAGGGCCGTTCCCAGTCACGCCCGTCCTGGAGCGCTTGCGGGAACACGTCCAGGCGTTGCTCCTGGTCGGTGATGCCGCAGACCTGGACACCGCCCTGGACCAGCAGCCGGCAAAGGACTGCGCCGCGTATGTGACGGCTGCCGAGGTGGGTGGACGCCCGAAGTACACAGGCGATCAGCACATCCAGAACGTGGATGTCACGTTGCGCGTGGTCCTGATGGTGCGCAACTTCAGCGGCCAGGCCAGTGGCAGCGGCGCGCGCCGCCAGATGGATGAGCAAGTCATTCCAGGCGTCCGCAAGGCGCTGGCCGGCTGGACTCCTGTCGATGCGTTCGACGCGCTCAGCTTCCAGGCTGGCCGTGATGAGAAGTTCCGCGCCGGCTGGCTGGTCAGCCAGCAGGTATTCGTCACCAACTACCGCATGCAACACACACCGCCCCCATGACTACCAAGCACACCCCCACCAGCGGCGGTGCCTGGCGCGTGATCGATGGCCAGCTCGTGGATGAGTCCGTACTGCCCGCCGAACCTGCTCCAGCACCCGAGCCGCCGCCACCGCCGGTATCGAGCCAGAACCGCTCGCGCCGCTCCTCTGCAACCTCACCCGAGAACTGACCATGGCCCAGCCCAACCTGGAATCCTTCAAGCGTCGCGGCCTGGCCCTGGCGCTGCGCGCATCGGCCTCGGTGCCGATTGTCCCCACTGCCAGCGCCGATGGCGTGTTGCTGTTCAATGGCAGCAGTGGCACCGAGTTCGACAAGATCGAACGCCCGGTGGATCGCTCGTTTCTGACTGGCCAGCCCTTCGCGGTCGGTGCCAAGCGCGCCTTCATTGAGGGCGAGTTTGAGTTGTTCCCGCCGACCAAGCCGGGTGCAGCGGCTGACTCCGATGCCGTCTGTGCGCCGCTGTTGCTGCCCGCTGGCATGACCGCCGTCAAGGACGCTGTTGCGAAAACCACGCGCTATAACCCGATCAGCGCGAACATTCCGATTTCCGATGCCAAGTTCTGGCATGCCGGCACGGTCAAGCAGATCGGCGCCGCACGCCACAACCTCACCAATCTGGCACTGGCCGTTGGCGAGCGCTTCAAGGGCAACATCCGCATCCAGGGCGACTACGACACCATCGCCGAGGACAATCTGCCCAACATCACCACCACCGCCGTGGTGCCGACCGTAGCGCGCGCGGACAACACCCGCACTACGATCAGGGTTGATGGCGGAGCGGGCCTGGTCGTGTGGGCCAAGTCCCTCTCGGTGGACGTGGGCAACACGATCACGTCGAAGGAGTACACCAGCCACAAGGAAAGCGGCATCAGCGACCGCGCCCCGACCTGGACGCTGCGCCTGGCCAAGACGGCCCTGGCTGACTTCAATCCCTGGGCAGTGCGCGACGCGGCCGGCGTCCTGGAGGTTGGGCTGCGCCTGACCGAAAAGAGCAAGCTCTACAGCGAGCTGGGCATTCGCGGCCAGATCGAGAACATCAACGAAGTCGAGATTGATGGCGACTACGGCTGGGAGCTCACTGGTCCGTGCGTGGCCAGCGATGCTGGCGGCGATGAGCTGTACATCGAGTTCGGCGACAGCACGCCACCGTAATTCGCAGGTACTGCGCTACACTCCCAACGGCC